TCAGATGAAAGAGTATGAGCCTGAGTTTGATCAAATGTTATTTTACTTACCACTATCAGGATCTTCTTTTAAAAAAGTATACTATGATGATTTATTAGGAAGAGCTGTTTCTAAATTTGTACCCGCAGAAGATTTAATTGTTCCTTATTCAGCAACTTCCTTAGAAGACGCTGAAGCTATTATTCATAGAATTAAAATATCAGAAAATGAATTACGCAAACAACAAGTGGCAGGATTTTATCGAGATATTTCTCTAACTCCAGGTTATGATAATGAAACCGATCTAGAGAAAAAAGAACATGAATTAGAAGGTAGAAAAAAAACAGGAAGAAATGAAGATGTATTCACCTTATTAGAATGTCATGTCAATTTAGATTTAGAAGGATTTGAAGATAGAAATGCAGAGGGTGATTTTACAGGAATCAAACTTCCTTACATTGTAACTATTGAAGAAAATTCTAGAGAAGTATTATCCATCCGAAGAAACTATGAAGCAGGAGATATTAAAAAAAGTAAAATCTCTTACTTTGTTCATTTTAAATTTTTACCAGGCCTAGGTTTCTATGGCTTTGGTTTGATACATATGATTGGTGGATTATCCAGAACAGCAACCGCTGCACTTAGAACATTACTTGATGCAGGAACTTTATCTAATTTACCTGCTGGATTCAAAATGAGAGGAATACGAATTAGAGATGATGCTCAGTCTATACAACCTGGAGAGTTTAGAGATGTGGATGCTCCTGGTGGAAATTTACGAGATGCGTTTATGCCTCTTCCTTTTAAAGAACCGAGCCAAACTCTCTTACAGCTTATGGGGGTCGTAGTTCAAGCAGGTCAGCGCTTTGCTTCAATAGCAGATCTGCAAGTAGGAGATGGGAACCAACAAGCGGCAGTGGGTACGACCGTAGCGCTGTTAGAAAGAGGAAGTAGAACTATGTCAGCTATTCATAAAAGAATATACATGGCATTAAAAGAAGAGTTCAAATTACTTGCTCGAGTATTTAAATTATATCTACCAGAAGAATATCCTTACGATGTAGTAGGTGGACAAAAAACTATTAAGCAAACAGACTTTGATGATAGAGTAGATATTATTCCAGTAGCAGATCCTAATATCTTTTCTCAAACGCAAAGAATTAGTTTAGCTCAAACAGAATTACAATTAGCAACTTCTAATCCTCAAATGCATAATATGTATGAAGCATACCGACATATGTATGAAGCATTGGGTGTTAAGGATATTGATAAAGTATTAAATAGACCAGCTCAACCACAACCACTAGATCCTTCCATAGAACATATTCAAGCATTAAATGGACAACCATTCCAAGCTTTCCCAGGACAAGATCATAGAGCTCACATGACTGCTCATTTAAATTTTATGGGAACGAATCTTGCTAAAAATAATCCTGTGATTATGGGTGGATTACAAAAAAATATTTTAGAACATATTTCTTTAATGGCACAAGAACAGGTTCAATTAGAATTTAAAAATGAAATGATGGAAATGCAACAGATGCAACAAGATCCTGCTATGATGCAAGACCCACAAGCTCAACAACAGATGCAACAAATGGTTCAAGATATTGAAGCAAGAAAAGCTTTATTGATTGCAGATATGACAGAAGAATTTATGATGGAAGAACAAAAAATAACTTCTCAATTAAGTAATGATCCATTAGTTCAATTAAAAGCAAGAGAATTAGACTTGAGAGCTCAAGAAAATGAACGTAAGAGAAAGTCAGATCAAGATAGAATCAATCTAGATAAGATGAAAGCTATGATGAATCAGACTACTCAACAAGAAAAACTAGATCAAAATGAAGAATTAGCTAATTTAAGAGCTGATACTTCTATTGAAAAAACAATACTAAGTAAAACCATCCCAAGTGTGGATAGAAGAGGAGGAATGTAATGAAAAAAGGTCAAAAAAAAGTAGCAAAAGTAATGCGGGAGTTTAAAAAAGGTAAACTTCACAGTGGAAAATCTGGAAAAATTGTGAAAAACCCAAAACAAGCTATTGCAATTGCTTTATCTGAAGCTAAAATGTCCAAGAAGAGGAAAAAATAAATGAAAAAAAACACAAAAATGCCTAAATGTGGTTATGAAGTGGGAGCACCTGAGGGTGGCAAAAAAATTGCTACACCTAAAGCTGGTGAAAATCCAAAAGTAACTGTTAAAGGTACTAAAACTTTAAAAAAACAAACTGCAACTTGGTACTAAGTTATGTTTCCATGGAGTTTAATAGGCTCTGGAGTCAAGGCCGCAGTAGAAATTTATTCTAACAAGAAAAAATCTGAAATCGCTATGTCAGAAGCAGCATTATTACATGCTGAAAAAATGAAACGTGGTGAGATTGAATATACAGGTAAAATCTTTGAATCACAAAAAGGGGATTGGAAGGACGAATTCATACTCATTGTTCTATCATCACCATTATTTTTATTAGCATATTCTGTATTTGCAGAAGATGAAAAAATTTCTCAGAAGCTAGACTTGTATTTTGAGAAATTACAAGGTATGCCTTGGTGGGTGACTGGACTTTGGATTTCCGTAGTGGCTGCCGTGTATGGAATCAAAGCAACAGATATCATTAATACAAAAAAAGGAAAATAAATATGTTAAAAAAAATAAAAAATAAACTTTGTAAATTAGTTTGTAAAATATTCGGAATTACACCATGTATATGTAGTCATGAATGCAACTGTAAAAAGGAGAACAAATAATGAAAAAGAAAATGATCAAAGAATATGGTGGCAAAGAAAAATATAAATCTAAAGCCGCTATGAAAAAACATGAGAAAAAAGAATCTAAAAAAATGGAAGCCCGTGAAAAATATAAAATGGGTGGAAAAGCCAAAGGGAGAAAGTGCTAATGGCTACAAAAAAGAAACCTGGTCTTTGGGCCAATATCAATAGAAGAAAAAAACTTGGTATTTCAAGACCTAAATCTAAATCAACCATTTCAGCTAAAGCATACGCTAACATGAAGAAAGGTTTTCCTAAAAAGAAAAAATGATAGCTAAAAAAGGATATGGTAGAGCATTTTTATCTAGAGGATCAAAAGCTATTTTTGATGAATTAGAATCAAAAGTTCCTTTTCCCAAAGGACAAAAAGTTCCTACCAAATTAGCTAAAGGAGGAAAGGCAACTCCTGCGTGGCAAAGAAAAGAAGGTAAATCAGAATCCGGTGGATTAAATAAAAAAGGTATTGCATCTTATAGAAGAGCAAATCCTGGTTCTAAATTATCTATGGCTGTTACTACCAAGCCATCTAAATTAAAAAAAGGTTCTAAAGCAGCAAATAGACGTAAGTCTTTTTGTGCTAGAATGAGTGGTATGAAAAAAAGATTAACTTCTGCTAAAACGGCAAGGGATCCTAATAGCAGAATAAACAAATCCCTAAGAAAGTGGAATTGTTAAATGGATGTAACCGAGTTTCTTTCGAAACTAAGAAAGATATTAAGAGATAACTACCAACAAATAGGAGAGAACTTTCTCGCTGGTGGTGTTGACAATATGGAAAAATACAAGTATTTGTTAGGACAGGCACATGCCTACCAATACGTAGATCAGGAAATCTCTAACCTGCTAAAACCAAAGGAGCAAAAAAATGACGGAGCAAAAGCAGACGACAATGTCGTCAAGTTCGACGGAAGTACCAAAGATTAAATTAGCACTTCAAGAAAAATACGAACAACAAAAAGAAGAAGAAATAAATAAGCATAACGCTATTAAAGAAAAAGAATCTTCTAAACTTCCACAACCAACTGGTTGGAGAATGTTAGTTTTACCTTTTAAAGCAAAACCAAAAACAAAAGGTGGAATTTATTTATCAGACGAATCCATAGAAAGATCTCAAGTTGCATCTACTTGTGGTCTTGTTCTTGCTATGGGACCTCATTGTTATGACAAGGAAAAATTTCCTGAAGGTCCTTGGTGCAAGAAGGGGGATTGGGTTATCTTTGCAAGATATGCAGGAAGCCGAATTCTTATAGATGGCGGGGAGGTTAGACTTCTGAATGATGATGAAGTCTTAGCAACGGTGAAAGACCCCGAAGATATCTTTCATCAATTTTAACCATAACATAGGAGATAACTATGCAAGAAGAAAAAACAGTAGACATAGATACTTCAGGTCCAGGAGCCGAGATTGAATTAGAAACTCCCAAATCAGAACTAGAGGTATCCCATGAAACTACAGACAGTAAGGAGTCCGTTGACGCATCTGAGAAATTGGATGAGCAGTCAAATGTTCAAGCTAGCGAAGCAGGAACCACGGACCAGGAACAGAAAGAATCTTCAGAAGAAGATAATGAAAAAAAGAAAGAATTAGATGACTACTCAGAAGGAGTAAAAAAGAGAATTGCTAAGTTAACTAAAAAAATGCGTGAAGCAGAAAGAAGAGAACAAGCTGCTATAGATTACGCAAAATCAGTATTGACAGAGCAAGAGACTTTAAAAGGACGTTTAACTAAATTAGATACAGGATATGTGTCTGAAATGGAAAACAGAATTAAGTCTTCGAAAGAAGCAGCGATTGCTAAATTAGCCAAAGCAAGAGAAGATGGTAATTTAGAATTAGAAGTTGCTGCACAAACAGAGATTTCAAGATTAGGTTATGAAGAAGCAAGGCTTTCTGAAATAAAATCTAGACAAGAAACTCAAATTGAGACTCCGGTACAAACCAGACAATCTCAATTACAACAAGAACCAGTGGATACAGTAGATCCTAAAGCACAATCTTGGGCTCAAAAAAATCCTTGGTTTAACACGGATAAAGTAATGAAAAGCGCTGCTATTGCAATACATGAGCAGTTAACTGAAGAGGAAGGATATGATCCTAGATCTGATGAATATTACACAGAAATAGACAAAAGAATTAGACTTGAATTTCCTCATAAATTTGGTAATAATGAGACACAAAATTCGACAAGGGAGAAACCTACACAAGTAGTTGCTTCGGCATCTAGAAGTAGTAAACCAGGTCGCAAAACTGTGAGACTCACGCCGTCACAAGTAGCAATTGCTAAAAAATTAGGTGTGCCACTTGAACTTTATGCGAAACAATTAACCACGAAGGAGTAAATGCATATGGAAAATAAAAATATAAAAGAAGCTTCTCGTGCGAGTCAAACTAGAGATAAAACATCTCGACCTAAAGTTTGGACTCCACCGTCATCTTTAGACGCACCACCTGCGCCAAATGGTTTTAGGCATAGATGGATAAGAGCAGAATCAATGGGCTTTCAGGATTCTAAAAATATCGCTGGAAGATTAAGATCAGGTTACGAATTAGTTCGTGCTGATGAATATCCAGATTCAAATTATCCAGTTGTCGAAGACGGAAAATACGCTGGTGTAATCGGAGTTGGCGGCCTAGTGCTGGCTAGGGTACCGGAAGAGGTTGCAAAATCAAGAGCTGAATACTATGCAAAACAAGGTATTGAGCAAGATCAAGCAGTAGACAACGATCTCATGAAGGAACAGCACCCAAGTATGCCTATCAATGTTGATAGACAAACTCGTGTAACTTTTGGTGGCTCTAAGAAAAGTTAATTTTTTAACAATTCAGAACCCCAATTAAACTTAAAACTTAGGAGTAAAAAACTATGGCAAATAAAGACGCTGCTTTCGGTTTAAAACCGATTGGCAAAGTTGGTCAGAATAGAGACGCTCAAGGTTTAAGTGAATATAGTATTGCAGCTAACGATAGCTCTACTATCTATTTCCAGGATCCAGTTAAAGCAACTGCGGCAGGAACAATAGATGTAGCAGCGGTAGGTAGCGTACTATTAGGTTCACTAAACGGTGTATTTTATACTGATCCTACTACAAAAAAACCTACGTGGGCAAACCACTATTCGCAAGTAAACGCTTCGGATATTGTTGCTTTCGTATCTGATGACCCTTATGAAAGATTCGAGATTCAATCGGATAACACAGCTGCTTCGGCACAAACTGATGTATTCATGAATTACGACATCTTGTACACAGCAGGAAACTCAGCTAACTTTGTTTCAAAAGTAGAGTTAGATGATTCAACTACTAGTACTGCAAGTGGTCAATTAAAAGTAATTGGTGTTTCTAAAGATCCAGACAATAATGATTTAAGTTCTGCGAACGTAAATTTTGTTGTTGAAATCAACGAACACTTCTTAAAATCAACAGCAGGCGTATAATAGGAGAATAAAATATGGCTATATCACGTTCACAACTAGTTAAAGAACTAGAGCCAGGATTGAATGCACTATTCGGCCTGGAATACAAACAATACGAAAACCAACACGAAGCTATTTACACTAAAGAAACTTCGGACAGAGCTTTTGAAGAAGAAGTAATGTTATCAGGTTTTGCTTCAGCGCAAGTTAAATCTGAGGGTTCTGGCGTAGCTTTTGACAATGCTCAAGAGACTTACACAGCTAGATACACTCACGAGACTATCGCTTTAGCATTCGCAATCACTGAAGAAGCGATTGAGGATAACCTGTATGACAGATTAGCTTCTAGATATACAAAAGCGTTGGCTCGTTCAATGGCGCAAACTAAACAAGTTAAAGCTGTTAATCCTTTAATTCAAGGATTACCAACTACTGATAACTTTGATTCAGGTGATGGTGTTTCTTTATTTAACACTTCTCACCCAACAATCGCTGGTACAGTAGCTAACACTTTAGCAACTCAAGCGGACCTTAACGAAACTTCATTAGAGCAGTGTTTAATCGACATCGCTGCAATGACAGATGAGAGAGGTCTTAAGATCGCTGCAAAAGGAATGAAAATGATTATTCCTTCTGAACTTCAGTTCACTGCAGAGAGATTAATGAAGTCTGCTAACAGAGTTGGAACAGCTGACAATGATATCAATGCTATCAGATCTATGGGAATGTTACCGCAAGGTTATGTGGTTAACAATTTCTTAACAGACACTGATGCGTTTTACATCATTACAGATGTGCCAAACGGAATGAAGTACTTTGAGAGAGCACCTATCTCCACTAAAATGGAAGGTGACTTTGATACTGGAAACGTTAGATACAAAGCAAGAGAGAGATACTCTTTTGGTGTTTCTGACTTTAGAGGTATCTTTGCTTCTGAAGGTGCTTAATTTTTAAGCATTATTTATTTAAAGGGAGGCCTTTCGGCCTCCCTTTTTTTATGATAGAAAGATAAAACCATGATGAAAAACTTCTTAGTAAAAATCAATGCATACGGATATAGAGCCAATTTTAATATTGAAGCCTTAGATACACCTAAAGGTATTGAATCCGCTATCCTTGACAAAATAGGAAAAAAAGATATAAAGTTTACTCCTAATGGTACCTC